TCAAATCTGGCTCCCGCAACCCGAAATATGTACGCCTACTTCCAAATCACAATCACCGTTTGGATGGGCATATATTTTCACCATAGATTTGCAAATCTGCTTTGTATCTGTGTCTAACTGCTTAACTGCATGCTGGAAAAGTTGTTCCAGCTTCACCGCACTGACCGGCTTTTTCTCTTCTCCACGCCGAATAATATCTTCTAATTCCGATTTCCGCACACGTAGCCGGAACATTTCTTCTTGTAATTCTGGGTAGTCAATCCCCTTTAAAATCGCCTTTGTACCATTGTTCAGCTGAAAAATAATGTCTGCCAGTTCTTTTCGTTCTGCTTTAAGGTCAACAGATGCACCATTAATTTCATCTGCAACCTGCTGTGCCATTTGAGAAAAATCCAAATCAGATAGATATTGTTTCAAGTTCTGTACCACAAATATTTCCAATTCCTCTGCGTTCAGATTTTTCGCATGGCAGGTATGATTCCGGTACTTGTTCCCACAGCAATAATATCGGGTAGAATATCCCTTCTTATTTGTGGAAGTGTGCCCAACATAATTTGCACCACATTCTGTGCACTCAATCAATCCAGACAGTAAATAGCTGCGTTTCGCTTTGTTACAAGCACGCTGTTTTTTATCATTCATTCGTATTTGCACCGCTTCCCATGTATCTTTATCAATAATCGCCGGTATACTGTCTTCAATCCGGACAGCGTTTTCATTCGGGATGTTTCCAGCATACTTCCCCATGATTTTATGATGATACTTGCACCAGCTATAAATACCAATATATCGTTCATTTCGCAGCAGATAGTGTAGACTGTTCTTTCCGATAACTCTTCCACGTTTGCCACGTACTTCCCCAATCTCTGCTAAAATTTCGCCATAGCTCTTCCCTGCTGCATACATCCGATAAATTTTCTGAACAATCTCCGCTTCTGCTGGATTGATGACATATCTTCCATTCACAACATTATAGCCGAAATTTGGCGTGCCGCCTAAGAATTGCCCGGTTTTCGCTTTGGTAGCGATGCTATCCATAGATTTTTGACGACTGGTCAACACATGATGCTGCCCCAACCCAACCGTGATTAATTCTGTTAAGTAGTCAGAGGGGTTCAAAATGTCTCCAATGCGGTCTTCTACAGATATTACTTGAATCCCTAAAATCGCCATTTGTTTCCGGAAGCCGAACCAGTCCGACACATCACGGCTTCCCCGGCTGATGTCGTAAATCACAACGGCATCAAACTTTCGCTGTGCAGCATCTTTGCAGAGTTGTTGGAATGCTGGTCGCTGGGTATTCGTGCCGCTCTTGGCTTCGTCCGTGTACCGGGCTATTACTGTGATACTGTGGTCATTGCAGTACTCCTCAATTTTCCGCATCTGGTAAGCAATACTGCTCTCTGTCTGATGCTCTGTGCTGTATCTTGCATATGCTGCTGCTTGCATTTTGCACTTCCTCCTTGCATTTTTTGAGAGAATGTGCTATAATAGTACCGTTCTGGTTTGGACTATTATAGCAATAGTTCCCTCTTGCCGCTTCACGGTTGCCGCCGTGGGGCGGCTTTTTTTCATTTTCGTGACCTCACGAGAATGATTGCTTTTTCACTGATTGTTGATAAACTGTTGAAACTGTTCAAACACCTGTCGTTCCAGCGGATGTGTCAGAAATTTATTTCTTGCAAGCAAGATTTGCATCCGTCTGGCACATTTCAATCCACTCCCTCGTAAAGAGGGAGACTTATGTTGTATTATGGAAGATATCAGCATATTAGATTTCAATCCACTCCCTCGTAAAGAGGGAGACACTCAAAACAACTCCCCTACTTATTTTCTCAAAATTCTTGTCAGGACGATGCTTCTTCTTTCGTTTTCGCTGCTTCCTCCGTCTGGTCTTCGAGCGTTCCGAGCGTGGTAGACTGCTTGACAGGCTGTTCCTGCTCCCGGCGGTTTTTTGCAATCTCGCCCAGCTTCACCAGAGCATTCATCAGGTCAACACGAATTTCTGGTGGTAAACTCATATACTTATCAATTACTTCTATTTCATTCTCTTCGCTGAGATTTAAGTTAGCAATCGGTTTCGGGACTGGTTCTCTACCAAGCAGAAAGTCCGTGGTTACGCCATAAAAATCTGCAATCTTGACAAGCATTTCCACTGTGGGGACACGGCTACCAGATTCATAATTCTGATAAGTGTTAAAGCTAATCCCAATAGCTTTACAAAAGTCTTTTGCACTTGTGTACCCTCTTGTTTTTCGTAGTGTCTTCAAGACGTTTTTCATTTCCATTGTATCACCTCCTTCTAATTTCTATTATATCATACGTTTGTGCTATTGTCAATGTGTGAAAACTGGTTAAATTGTACAAATATACTATTTAATTTTTGTGCAATAGTACGATTTTGCGAAGTTCATAGTACAAATACACGAAAATGCATTGACAAAGTAGTACAGCCGTGCTATACTAAAATCACAGTCGAGGGAAAATGCGAACGACTGAAAATCAACCCGAAAGGAAGCATGAACGATGAACAAAAGCTTACAGGTCGTTGAAACCAACAACCAACGGGTGCTGACTACCGCACAGATTGCGGAGCAGTACGAAACAGATGTGAATGCAATCCAAAGAAATTTCCAGCGGAACAAGGAACGGTACACAGAGGGCAAGCATTACTATTGCTTAACTGGCAATGTGTTGAGAGAATTTAAGGCGACCGGACAAATTGACGTGTCGCCAAATCTTAACAAGTTTTACCTTTGGACGGAAAAAGGTGCACTGCTCCATGCAAAGAGCCTGAACACCGACAAGGCATGGGAAGCGTATGAGTGCTTGGTAGATACCTATTTCAGCGTACGGGAGCAGGGACAGCTTCCACAGCGTCCAGACCGGACAAAGGCTCTGGAAGTGAAAGAGATGAACGCCCGTGTGCGGATGTCGAACCAGTTCTTGAAACTTGCCAACATAGAAACCACGCTGTCCAAAGATTACAAAAGTATTCTGATTGCAAAAGCTGCGGAAGTGCTTGCAGGAGAAGAGATTTTGCCACTGCCAAAGTCAGAACAGAAAATGTATACCGCCACAGAAATCGGAAAGATGCTGGGTGTATCTGCTCAGAAAATCGGACGGATTTCCAGTCAGAACGGCATGAAGACGGAAGAATATGGCGAGTTCTATAAAGACAAGTCGCCTTATTCCTGCAAAGAAGTGGATGCATTCCGCTATAACGAAAAGGCAGTTGAACGGTTTAAGGAACTGCTGTAAAGAATTGTTGTGGGTACAAAAGAAAGGAGTGATTTTATGAATCAGACAACCAACAAGGAACAGGAAGAACGGCAAAAAGTTACACAGATTTGTCAGGAACTTACCCAGAGTGAGGCTGTACTCTTTGAACTTCTCGTGAACGCAGCCTTTGCCCTTTTCGTGAGTCGGTATCCTGTACAGGATACCAAAAAAGAAAGCGAAAAATGCTTGTAAATCAAAGCGAAAGGGGGCGATGGAAATGTATCATATTGTCGACTTTAGCCGAATCGATGCTCCACATGCAACGCTAATGTATTTTCAATTGCCTTACCACGAGTGGTGCAAATTTGAAAATTCAAAGTTGTTTCATGACCTGATAAGGTATTTGGAGGAATCAGAAAAGCAAGATAGCCAGAGTGAGAAGCTAAAGAATTCAGATAGATAGGTAAAACTTCCGTACGAATAACACCTTTATCTTGAATTTCTTTTCCAGTTTTTTCGCAAAAAGTTTCTGCCATATAAGGTCTCGGCTCAGAATCATATTGAACACCATCAATTAAGATTCTGATTTGTGTAATTGAAATTGGTAATTGTGACCGATTGTCAATTCTAAAGTGCATTTTAAAAATATGCATTTCTTTTTCATTTCCATTTGAATCTGGAACCCCTATTGTGTACTTTGAAAGTACAGTTTTTCCGAAGTATACTGTAATCTTTTTCTTTTTTGTATAGTAGAGATAAGCAAAATTGGTAATTGAAATAATAAGAGCAATAATTGCAGAAACACCAGTAAAAATGTTCATGATATTGCCGTCAAAAAAATCTGAAATCATTTGAATAATACCCTTTGATTCAGACACATCATGAGCACATTTTGAAATCAAACTTGCTATAGAATTCATACATTCACCTCCCTTCGTTATCTTTTATTATATCATATTTTCTATAAAGCGTCAACCGGAATCAAAAAATATAGAGAAAAAGAGGTGATGAACATGAAAAGAGATTGTAGTGCGTATTATCCAAGGCTGGAAGCAGAAATGATTTTGCGACATGTTACAAGACTTTGCCTGAAAGAATGCATCGGGTTAAAGTACAACACACTTTGTAAAAAGGTAAACGGTGAATTGCGATTTTCTTTGGAAGAAGCCATCAAAATCCAAGAAAACTATTTTCCGGACATCTCTGTAAACGAGTTGTTTCGGCATGAATGAATGTTTAACACTTGTTTTTAACACTCGGCGAGCATTAAACGAGCGTTGAGCGAGCGTAAAGAGAGAGGGAACGAAAATGAAACTTTCCATTGAACTTTTTGAAATTGAAATTATTTCAAAGTCCGAATTTGTAGACGATTATTCGGCTGAAAACAAAAATTTCCTTGTTACCATATGGAACATTCACGTAAGCGGAGAAGCTTTGTGGCGTTGGTTAACAAGTGAAATGCCGGATTCCGACACTTTCTTCAACAGTCGTGAAGAGTATATAGCTGAAGTTCAACGATGTGAAAATGAACGCAGAGAATTCAAAGAAAAAATCGAAAAATTTCTTGGGCGAGAGAACATCAGTATCAGCCAAGCTCACGCCGAATTTTTCACGGCGATAAAGATTGAAGAGATAGACAACAAATAAGCCACCTGCTGACCTACCGGCAACACGGGGACGATGTGGCAGCATCGTGGGCAATTACCTCCTAACTTTGCCTTTATACTAACACGCTTTGCGGTGAGCGTATCACCGCTGCATGGGATGCGTCTGAGTGACCAGCAAGTTCGCTGTGCGGTGCAATTCCGCAGCATCCACAAATTTCAGGAGGAACAGAACATGAATCAGAACGAACAAAAGCCCTGCTGTGTGAACTGTCACATCAGCGGTGTGCCTTTGTATCTGGGGCTGGATGGCAAACAACATTGTGCGGATCACATTGGTTTGCTGCTGCCGGATTCCCCGAAGCAGGAAACAAAACCTGTTGGAAAGGATGTGATTTTATGAAAGAACTGGAACTGATTGCTTATTGCTTGTCTTTGATGAGCGAAGAAGACTACAGCCTGATGCTGGCGTTTATGGCTGGTGCAACATTCAAGCGGCTGGAAACAACAGCGAACAAGTAAGGAGGGTGCGGCATGGAAAAGCCGATAGAAGCAAGCGTTGTGCCTGCAAAGGAGCAGGCAGACCGTTCGGTCTATGAAGCATTGGCGATGATGATTGTGGAGTTCTACAAACGGAATCCGGAGTTCGTAGAACATCCAGAACGGATGGCAGAGCATGAGCCGGAAAGTTGAGTATCGGAACGGGTTCAAATACATGTACTGCGAGCAGTGCGGACTGGATTGGAACGTATCCTGGCAGTTTGTCGGGTGGTATGTGTGTCCGGTCTGCCGGAATAAAAGCAGAAAGGAGAAGCAGAAAGATGGGAAAAATCGTTGTAAAGGGTGACTGGAATCAACATGATGTTCGCATTCATTCAACGGGGCTCAACAGAGCAGATGCGGCTAAGATGTTGCTGGCGGCGTTTATCAGCATCACGGAAACGCTGGATGATGACATCAAAAAAGCCACGTTCCTGGCTGCATTGAGCTGCTGCAGGGACGAGGTTTACAGCCCAAAAATCGAGGTGATAAAATGACCCCAGAAGAACGGCGGCAGAAGAAGAATCAGGAATCGCTGGCAAGCTACAACTGGTATAAAGCCCACCACATTTGCGTGCGATGCAACAACGCCCCAGCAGTAGACGGGCTTGTTACTTGCCAAGCGTGTCGGGAAGCAATCAACGCAGGGCATCGCTTCTGGTACGCTGCATTAACGCCCAAGCAGAAAGCAGAACGGTCGGCGAAGAAAAAAGCAGTCAGAGCGGCATGGCGAGCCGCTGGGCTTTGTACCCGTTGCGGCAGGAAGCGAGAGGACAAGCAGCTTTTAACCTGCGAACACTGCAGGAAAAAGGATAAAAGAGGAGGCAAAAGAACATGCAAACAATGATTTTAGGCGGCATTGCAATGGCACTCTTCTGGGTCTGGGTTGCATGGCGGCGACATAACAGCCAGTGGGAAGACGAACAACTACATCGGGAGGACGAAAAATGAGCGTGAAAATCAACAGTCTGGAAATCGAAAATGTTAAGCGAATCAAGGCGGTAAAGCTGGAACCGTCTGCAAACGGTTTGACCATCATCGGCGGCAACAACAACCAGGGCAAAACCTCCGTACTGGATGCGATTGCATGGGCACTGGGTGGCGACAAGTACAAGCCTACTGCTGCGGCAAGGAATGGAGCATACACTGACCCCATCTTGCATGTAGAGTTGTCCAACGGGCTGATTGTGGAGCGAAAGGGCAAGAACAGCAGCCTGAAAGTCATCGACCCACACGGGAACAAGGCAGGACAGCAGCTGCTAAACTCGTTCCTATCTGCGTTAGCACTGGACTTGCCAAAGTTTATGCATGCATCCGACAAGGAAAAGGCGGCAATTCTGCTGCAAATCATTGGCATTGGCGACCAGCTCGCTCAGCTGGAAGCAGAAGAAAGCCGCCTGTACAACCAGAGAACCGCAATCGGTAGAATCGCAGACCAGAAGCAGAAATATGCTTCAGAGTTGCAATGCTGGGAGAACGTCCCCAGTACGCCTGTTTCTGCATCAGAACTCCTTGCAAAACAGCAAGCGATACTGGCACGAAACGGCGAAAATCAGCGAAAGCGAGAGCATGCCGTTCAGTATGCACAGGAACTCACTGCTGCACAGGCAGCCTATGACGCAGCCAAAAAACGACTGGAACAGGCAGAACAGAATGCAAGGATTGCACAGATGTCCGCACAGGATTTGCAGGACGAATCTACCGCTGAACTGGAAAAGAGCATTGCGGAAATAGATGCCATCAACATGAAAATTCGGGACAACCTGAACAAGGAACACGCCGAAGAAGAAGCAAAGACCTATCGGCAGGATTACGAAGTATTGACCGAACAGATTTCCGCACTCCGGCAAGAAAAGCAAGACTTGCTGCAATCCGCTGACCTGCCGTTAGAAGGGCTGACGGTGGAAAAAGGTGCGTTACAGTATCACGGCAAACAGTGGGACAGCATGAGCGGTTCGGAACAATTGCGTGTGGCAACTGCCATTGTTCGCAAGCTGAATCCAGACTGCGGTTTTGTGCTGCTGGACAAGCTGGAACAGATGGATAGCAGCACGTTACAGGCATTCGGGCAATGGCTGGAGCAAGAGGGCTTGCAGGCAATCGCTACACGGGTTTCTACCGGCGATGAATGCAGCATTCTCATCGAAGACGGCTATTCTGTTTTCCCAACCGAACCAAGCAAACCAACCAAACAGCCGCCAACATGGGAAGCTGGGGTCTTTTGAAAATTGCACAAAAATCAAGCGGTAAAATTGACAGAACTTCTAAAAGTTGTGAAGAAACTGTAAAACCGTTTCGGAACTTGTACGTTTGCATACAAGTTTTTCCCGAAAATCGCTGTATAGTGAAAGGAGGTTTCTTCACACGCAAAAAATCAGTAAAGGAGTATTTCAAATGGATTTTCAAGAAACAAACGGCATTCAGACGGGTTCCGGCATCAAGCTGGTCATCTATGGACAGGAAGGCGTTGGCAAGTCCTCGCTGGCGGCACAACTGCCAGGGGCGGTATTTCTGGACTGCGAGGGCAGCACATCAAAAATGAACGTCCGGCGGCTGCCGAAGCCCACCAGCTGGGAGATGTTGCAGCAGGAATTGCAATTTGTGCTGGAATCTCATGTACAGCGGCAGTATCAGACGGTCGTCATTGATACCTTCGACTGGGCAGAACGCCTTGCCATTGCACAGCTGTGCAGCAAACACAACGTGAACGGCATCGAGGGCTTCGGCTACGGCAAGGGCTGGGAGTATGAAGCCGAAGAAATCGGGCGGTTTCTGGACAGCACCGAACGGCTCATTCAGGCAGGCATCCATGTCGCTTTGCTCTGCCATGCAATCACCCGAAAAGCCTCTCTGCCGGAAATTGATGCAGAATATGACCACTGGGAATTGAAACTGGGAAACAAAACAACCAACAAGATTGCACCACTATTAAAAGAGTGGTCGGACATCACCCTGTTTCTGGCGTTCCAGACGCATGTAATTGCAACCGATGACAAGGGGAAAAAACACAAGGCAACCGCCTGCAATCGGGTCATGTATACCACAAAGTCAGCATGGTGGGATGCAAAGAATCGGTTTGGGCTGCCCGAGATGCTGCCGCTGGAATACGCTTCGATTGCTTCCCTCTTTGCTACTACTCCTGCCCCTGTACCGGTATCCAAAGCACAACAGCTTGTGGAACAGGCACAGGCTGCCGGACTGCCGACCGAACAGGATTTTGCAACTGCAACGCCGATTGTTACAACGCCGGATTCGTTGGACGGCATCTTTCCGCAGCTTGCACAGCTGATGGAAGCAAATCACGTTTCCCCCGAAGAACTGCAACAAGTTGTTGGGGAAAAGGGATATTTTCCGGAAGATATGCCCGTCAATCAGTATCCGCAGGATTTCGTAGAGGGCTGGTGCATCCCGTGGTGGAAAAACATCTTCGATATGATTCAGCAGAACCGAAACGTCCCGTTTTAATGCAAGCAAACAAAACCAATCAAGGTAAATTTAGAAAGGTAGGTATTTTTCATGGAAAACTATAACACAACTGCACAGGGTCACGAATTGGGCTGGGATGATGAAATCCAGCAGGAAAGCAGCTTCATTTTGCTGCCGGAGGGCGATTATCGCTTCACCGTGGAGAAGTTCGACCGTGCCAGACACAACGGCTCTGACAAAATTCCGCCTTGCAACAAGGCAATTCTCCACTTTCGGGTATTCAGCCCGGACGGCAGCAGCGTGCTCTTGCAGGAAAACTTGTTCCTGCACACAAAGATGGAATGGAAGCTGTCGGAATTTTTCGCCAGCATTGGCATGAAGCAAAAGGGACAGGCTGCACGGATGAACTGGCAGGAAGTCAACGGAAAAAGCGGCATTTGTCACGTGAAAATCCGCAATTATGACAAAAAAGATGGCGGCGTTGGACAGGCAAACCAGATTGAAAAGTGGTATCCATCCTATGACCAGCCGCAGCTTGCTCAGAGTTCCCCACAGCAGACCTACACCGCACCGCAGCCGAACAACACGCAGCCGTGGCAGTCACCGCAGGGCGGCTGGAACAAAGGTCAGTTTTAAGGAGTGATACAAGATGCAAATGCGACCCTATCAGCAGGCGGCACGCACCGCCGTGCATCGGGAGTGGGACGAGGGCAGAAACCGCACGCTGCTGGTTCTGCCCACCGGCTGCGGCAAAACCATCGTCTTTGCAAAAATCACCGAAGACGAAGTTCGCAGCGGCAATCGGGTGTTGATATTGGCACATCGGGGCGAGTTGCTGCAACAGGCAGCGGACAAGCTGGAACGCACCAGCGGCTTGAAATGTGCCGTAGAAAAGGCAGAACAAACTTGTCTGGGGCAATGGTATCGGGTCGCTGTGGGCAGCGTGCAAACCCTGATGCGGCAGAAACGCCTTGCTCAGTTCCCTGCCGATTACTTCCAGACGATTATCATTGACGAAGCACACCACGCCATTTCGGACAGCTATCAGGTGATTTTGAATCATTTCTCCGGTGCTCATGTGCTGGGCGTAACGGCAACGCCAGACCGTGGCGACAAGCAAAATCTGGGCAAGGTGTTCGACAGCTTGGCGTATGAATACACCCTGCCGCAGGCAATCCACGAGGGATACTTAACCCCGATTCGGGCATTGACCGTTCCGATTCAGATTGACTTTACACAGGTCGGAACAACTGCCGGCGATTACAAGCCCGGAGAGATTGCCACGGCGTTAGACCCCTATCTGGAACAAATCGCCGCCGAAATGGCAAAGCACTGTGCCGACCGCAAAACCGTGGTATTCCTGCCGCTGGTCAAAACCTCTCAAAAGTTCCGTGATTTCCTCTGTCAGCATGGATTCCGTGCGGCAGAGGTCAACGGCGAATCCGATGACCGAGAACAAATCTTGCAAGACTTTGCGGATGGTAAGTACAACGTGCTCTGCAACAGCATGCTGCTCACAGAGGGCTGGGACTGTCCGGATGTGGATTGCGTGGTCGTGCTGCGGTCAACCAAAGTGCGTGCTCTGTATTGTCAGATGGTTGGGCGTGGCACACGGTTGGCAGAGGGCAAAGACCACTTACTCTTGTTGGATTTTTTGTGGAATACCGAAAAGCATGAACTCTGCCGTCCGGCGTGCCTGATTTGCGAGGACGAAGCCGTACAGCAGAAGATGACCCAGCAGCTGGAAGAGCAAGTCGGCATCCCGATTGACATCGAAGCGGCAGAGAATCGGGCATCCGAAGACGTAGTCGCAGACCGAGAAGCGAAACTTGCCGAAAAGCTGGAAGCGATGAAAAAACGAAAATCGAAACTGGTCGACCCGTTGCAATATGAACTGTCGATTCAGTCGCAGGATTTGTCCGGCTATGTTCCGGCGTTCGGGTGGGAATCCAATCCCCCGACCGCCCAGCAGAAAAAAGCCTTGGAAAAACGGGGCATCAATCCCGATGCCGTAGAGAGTGCCGGAAAAGCAGAACAGATTCTGCGTGCGGTGGCTCAGCGACAGCAAAGCGGACTGGCAACGCCAAAACAAATTCGCTGCTTGGAAAAGTACGGGTTTCAGCACGTGGGCGGCTGGAAATTCGATGCGGCAAAAAATCTGATTAACCGCATTGCTGCAAATGGCTGGCGTGTGCCGAGGACAATCTCAGCGGCGGAGTATGTGCCGGAAAAATAAAAAAGACAGACCGCCTGATGCAGTCTGCCTGTCTGTTATTTGTCAAAAAGTTCACTGTGGCTGCCCGTGCGAGAAAGAATCAAGACCAGCCGATCTTTTTCAATGCGATAGATCAGCAGCCAGTCCGGCTGGATATGGCATTCTCGAAACCCATCATAATTTCCTTTTAAGGCATGATCCCGATAAGATTCTGACAGCTGCTGTTCTTCTGCCAGCAGAGAAATCACCGTTTCCAGCTTTGCAATGCTGTATCCTTGCTTTTTGATCCGTTTGTAATCTTTTTTAAAAGACTTATGGTATTCAATCTTCAGCATCCAAGTCCTCCATCAGTTCTTTCACGGAAGAAAACGACCCGACCAGATTCTTTCCCTGCTTTACGTCCTCCAACACCGCCCGTGTTTCTTCATTCGGAATCTCCATAATGCTGCGGAACAGATTTACAAATTCCTGCAACTGCTGTTCCGTCATGCAGTTCAGAATTTCCATTGCAGCTTCTTTGGTACTCATACATATAACCTCCGTTTCCATGTAAAATGGCGTGCTTTTTTTGGTTTCAGTATAGCATGAACTTACGATTTTGTCAACAGAAAGGATGATTTTTTGGACACCTACAAAAATAACAATTTAGACGAACTGCTGGACTACATCGACCCTGCATCCTTAACCTATCAGGAATGGTGCAGCGTGGGCATGGCGTTGAAAGATGCCGGCTATGACGATTCGCTTTGGGATGTCTGGTCACAGCGAGATGCTGCACGTTATCACAAGGGCGAATGCGAAAAGAAATGGCGAACCTTTGCAGGCTGCGAACATCCCGTCACTGCCGGAACGATTGTGCATCTGGCACTGGAAAACGGCTATCGCCCCCAGTATTCCAAAAAAGAATCTCATGCCTTGAACTGGGATGACACCATTGGGGAAGATTATGTGGTTACCAGCCGAAAAGAAGCACAGGACATCCCCATTCCAGAACCGAAAACATGGAATCCAGCTCAGGAACTTTCCCAATATATCGAAACGCTGTTTGAAGCAGATGATTTCGTGGGCTATGTCACAGAAACATGGAAGAACAAAGACGGCAAGTATGTGCCAACCTCCGGCTGCTGCGACCGCACCGCTGGGCAGCTGCTGGAGGCTCTGAGCCAGTGCGGCGAGGACATCGGGGCAGTGTTCGGGGACTACATGGAAGCAGCCGGGGCATGGATTCGCTTCAACCCGTTGGATGGCAAGGGCGGCAAGAACGAAAATGTCACGGAATATCGGTTTGCGTTGGTAGAATCCGATGTGCTGGACATCGAACGGCAGAACGGTATCTTGCATGAAATGCAGCTGCCCATTGCCTGCTTGGTTTACAGCGGTGGCAAGAGCCTACATGCCATTGTGCGAGTGGATGCCCCCAACTATGAAGAATACCGGAAGCGAGTGGATTTCCTCTATGATGTTTGCGACAAGAACGGGCTGAAAGTCGACCGTCAGAACCGGAATCCGTCCCGTCTATCCAGAATGCCGGGCGTGATGCGAAACGGAAAGAAGCAATTCTTAGTTGCAACCAACATCGGGCTGGGTTCGTGGGCAGAGTGGAAGGACTACATCGACAGTGTCACCGATGACCTGCCAGAGTTTGAAAGCATGGCGGAAGCGTGGGAAAACATGCCGGAACTATCGCCGCCGCTCATTGAAAACGTGCTGCGGCAGGGACACAAAATGCTGATTGCAGGGCCTTCTAAAGCCGGCAAATCCTATGCACTCATTGAAATGTCCATTGCGATTGCTGAGGGCAGGCAGTGGCTGGGCTGGCAATGTGCAAAGGGGCGTGTGCTGTATGTCAATCTGGAATTGGACAGAGCCAGCTGCCTGCATCGGTTTCGGGATGTGTATCAGGCAATGAAACTGCCGGCGGCGAATCTCCAGAGCATTGACATCTGGAATCTGCGTGGTGTGACCGAGCCGATGGACAGGCTTGCCCCGAAACTGATTCGGCGAGCCAAGAAAAAACAGTACATTGCTGTCATCATCGACCCGATTTACAAGGTCATCACGGGCGATGAAAACAGTGCTGACCAGATGGCACATTTCTGCAACCAGTTTGACAAGGTGTGCACGCAGTTGGGCTGTGCGGTGATTTATTGCCACCACCACAGCAAGGGGGCTCAGGGCGGCAAACGCAGCATGGATCGAGCATCCGGTTCGGGGGTGTTTGCCCGTGACCCCGATGCCCTGCTTGACATGACAGAACTGGAACTGTCCGAGGACATCCGCAAGCAGGAAACCAACACGGCGATTTGTGATGCATGCGTGGAACAGCTGCGGCGGCACGCTCCGGCAGTGTTGGCGGATGCCTCGCCGGATGCCCTGCTGAGCCATGTAGAAGCCCTGAAACTGTGTCAGGACAATCTGCCGCCAGCCGTCTATGAAGCGTTTCTCAGCGAGATAGAAACCATCAAACAGACAGTGCGACAGCGGACGGCGTGGCGGCTGGATGGTACGCTGCGAGAGTTCCCGAAGTTCGAGCCGAAGAATCTGTGGTTTCGGTATCCGGTACACGTGGAAGATACCACTGGCGTGCTGAAAGATTTGCAGATGGAAGTGGATTTGATGCCGTATCAACGTGGAAATCAGAAACGGGGCAAAAAGGCAAAGGAAACCTATGCCGCACAGAAAGCCGATAAGAAGGCGGCTCTACTGAATGCATTTCACGCCTGCAATCTGGATGGTGTGGTGACGGTGGATGACATGGCGGAATACCTTGGAATCAGCCGCCGCACTGTCGAAAGGCGAGTTGGAGAGCAGGAAGAACTTACTTTGGAAAATGGTAGCATCAAACTTGCAGAAAAAGGAAAATAATGGAACGACAAAAATTGCGACAACAGTGTATATATATATACTATTTTTCGCTGTCGCAAAATTGACGTCAATGACAACAAGGAACAAGAGTGCGAATGCACGGCACTCTTGTAACCCTTGTCGTCTGACATTGACAAACGCAAACGAAAAAACAAAAATGGAGGAAACAATATGACGACTTTTTTTATGCCCATGATACCGCCAACCAGTACGCACCAACAGCAAGGACACACCGTTGACAAGCACGGCGTGCATCACTTCTACAAGCGGAACAACGGCGAGGCGGAAGCAAAGCTTGCCGCCCATCTGATGAAGCACATCCCTGAACAGCCGTATCATGGTGCTGTGCAGGTCATTGTGAAGTGGTGCTATCCGATCAAAGCCAAACATCAGGACGGTGAACCATATACCAACAAGCCGGATGTGGACAACCTCTGCAAGGCGTTGTTTGACATCATGACCAAGCTGCACTACTGGGGCGATGACAAGCAAATCTACAGTGCAGTGGTGGAAAAGTACTGGGCGGATGTTCCGGGCGTGTTTGTACAGATCACGGAGGCGGAAAAGGAGGAATTAAAATGAGTAGTCAATTTACAATCAACGAGATTGCAATCCATTACGGGTTGCATAACCAGCTTGTTAAAACGATGGAGGAGACCGGAGAGTTGCAAACAGCAATTGCAAAGTTTTTGCTTGCACCCACACCAGAGCGAGCGGAAGAACTGAAACCTCACGTTATCGAGGAAGCAGCAGACTGTTACATCATGGTGATGCAACTGCGGAAGCTACTGTCCCCATACGAGTTTAACAAGATGGTCACATTTAAACTCGACCGCCAAAAAAAGCGGATGGAGCAAGAGCAATGAGCAAGGTATGCAAGCGATGCGGGCAACCACTGCCAGACAAAGGGCTTGTGACTTATGTAAACAAGCATACCGGACGCACTACCAAAAAGCGTGATAGCTACTGCAAAGCGTGCAAAAAGGTTGTGCGGTCTGAGTACTATGAGGCACATAAATCCAATCTACAGGACAAAACAGGAGCAGCACGCAAACAGCTAACGCCAAGCGTCCGGCACAGTAACGTCAACGACTGCTATGTAAATCTCGCCGCATACATCGTGCGGTCAACGATGGTAGAGTATGAGCACGCATTGCAGAGAGACAACGGCACACCGGAATCCTTGCACCGCATCGAGGCGATAGAGTATGACTTGCTGAGTATCTACTACAGCATTTTGACGATGCAAGCGTTGGATTTACAGCAGTATTGTGTAAACAAACGCAGGGCGTACAATGTCGGCACTTGCATAATACCACAAGATATGGTATAATTAGAATACAACTTATCAGCATTTTGTGGAAAGGATTGTTGAAAGCCATGACAAAAGAAGAGTTAATGCAGTGCCGTTCGAAGCAAAAAGAATTGATACAGATTGATGACCGGATTGACAAGCTGCGAGCAGATGCACGCAGCACCAAGGCAATCTGTTACAGTGATGAGCCTAAGCATCGCGGCGAACCGATACCAGCCGTGCAGACCTACATAGAACGGTTGGAGGAACTGTCAGCTCTTTACGAGGCAAAAAAAGCAGAGTTGCAAACCAGTATTATCCGTGTAGAGCGTGCAATTTTGTTTTTACCGTCTGATCACGCAGTGTTGATGCGACTGCGGTACATTGACGGCATGCGGTGGGAAGATGTCAATGAAAAGCTATTTATTTCGGAAACAAAATCAAAGCGACTGCATCGAGAAGCGTTAAAAATGCTGGAGGATAAAAAATAAGCCCAAAAAAGCCCTAAAAAGCCTTTTAATGCCCTTTTTGTTGTGATATAATAATAGCATGAAAAAATGAAATCCGGATGGTGAAATACCCGTCCGGATTTTTTTACTGAAAAAAACGGAGGGAGGACGTTGGCAAATGAAGAAAACCTGATTCCAATTCAAAATCGAACCACGAGCGAAGCACGAGAAATCAGTGCGAAAGGCGGCAAAAAGTCCGGAGAAGCACGCCGCAGAAAAAAAGACATGAAAGCCAAAATGAAACTGCTGCTTTCCCTGCAGCCGACCGCCAGCCAATCAGAATTGCTGAAAGCGATTGGCATCCCGGAAGAGGATGCAGATAATGAAATGCTGCTGCTGGTCACCATGTTTCAGGCTGTCACGGAAGACCGAGATACCAAAGCATTTGATAAGGTCATGGACGTACTTGGAAAGACCGTACAACGGGAAGAACTGACCTTGAAAAAGCGGCAGGCGGCGAAGCAAGACAAGCCGAACAATGGCACGACCGAACAGCTGATTGCAGGAATGCAGGAACAAGGGGCGGAAGATGATTTACACGAAGAAACAGCGACAATTGATGGAACTGTGGAAAACAAAGAAGTTACAGCGGATTAACTTGCTGGAAGGGTCTGTTTCTTCTGGGAAGACGTGGATTTCCCTTGTTCTGTGGGGGTTCTGGCTGGCGACCATGCCACAAAATCAGCTGTATCTGATGTGTGGCAAATCGCTGACAACTCTTAAACGCAACTGCTTAATCCCGCTTGAGGGGCTGTTCGGGCAAAGCAATTTTTCTTTTTCCACATCCGCAAAAGAGGCGTATTTGTTCGGGCGGCGGATATTGTTGGAAGGTGCAAACGATGCACGCAGCGAAGGCAAAATTCGAGGGCTGACTTTACAAGGTGCGTACTGCGATGAATTGACGCTGTTTCCAAAGGATTTCTTTGTTATGCTGCTATCCCGTTTGCGTGTACCTGGTGCAAAGCTGATTGCAACGACCAATCCCGACAGCCCCCAACACTGGTTGAAAAGAGAATACATTGACCGCATGGCTGAACTGGATATGTTGACCATGCGTTTTTTATTAGAAGACAATACAACGCTTGACCCACAGTATGTGGCTGCGGTAAAAGCAGAATATACAGGCGTGTTTTATCGCCGCTTTATCTTGGGCGAATGGTGCGTTGCGGAAGGGCTGATTTACCCGATGTTTGACAAGGCGGTGCATGTCACCCACCATCCTGAGTTACAGCCTGGTGGTGATTATTACATTTCCTGCGACTACGGTACGCTGAACCCAACCAGTGCAGGGCTGTGGTACTTGCAGCCAGACGGACACGCAATCCGCCTGCGAGAATATTATTATGACGGACGAAAGACCAAAACACCCCGAACCGATGAGGAACATTATGCAGCGTTGGAGCAGCTTGCCGGAGACGTTGCCGGCAAAGTTCGGGCAGTCATCGTTGACCCGTCCGCTGCATCCTTCATCGAGTGCATCCGGCGGCACGGGCTGTTTCGGGTCTGGCAGGCAGATAACAGCGTATTAAACGGCATCCGGGACACGTCCAGCTTGCTACAAATGCAATACCTGCACATCTGCGACAACTGCACAGACATCATTCGGGAATTTTCGTTGTATCGCTGGGATGAATCCGCCACAGAAGACCGCCCCATTAAAGAAAATGACCATGCCATGGACGATATGCGGTACTTTGTGCGTACCGCCATGACAAGAACGCTGAAAACCATCCGGAGGAGGTGATGCGATGATACAAGCAAATGAAATTGCGGCAGCTTTCGGGCTGCCTTGTTTATTGTCCGGCGATATGCAGACCGCCTTGCAACTCTGGGAAGACCTATACCAGAACCGTGCAAACTGGCAGAAAGAACGTGTGAAGCCGCTCCGACTGCCGGCGATGATTGCACGAGAACTGAAGCGGCTGGCATTGACATTTATTTCTTTATTTCAATCCACACCCCCATAAGGGGGCGACATTTCAATGCCCTGAATCAGATTTTGCGGCGGATTGTTTCAATCCACACCCCCATAAGGGGGCGACAAGCGGTGTTATTTGGTCAACAGTCGGACGGCAGCCGTAAACCCCACCGCAAAGGCGTGCTTCTGCCAGTCCTCACACAGCTGCAACAAAGCATCCAGCGTTTCCAAATTGACGGCTGGAGCGAGCGTGTCCAACTGTTTGTGCAGCGATGCCGGCTCAAACAACGCCGGTTCTCGCCTGCATAGTCCCTCATACAGGGCTTCTAATTCTGGTTTCATGTTTCCCCCCTTGACTTTTGCCGCACCGTCTGCTATCATAGATTTAGCAGCGTTTTGGCGTTGCGTTGGGTTGTAAGTGCGACAGTTTGGTAGACGGGGGCACTTACAGCCTTATTTTTTATCAAAATACTCGGAGCATATCAACCGCACCAAAGAAGCAAGTGAGATGTTTTTCTTGGCTGCCTCTTTTTTTAGTGCCTCGTACAATGCAGACGGGATTTTGATATTTAACGCCTTGTCGTTCACTTTCTCACCTCCACTACAATTTTACTACAATCATTGTCGCGTGTCAATCGGCATTTTGCACAAATTTTATACTTCTGTTTTGTCGTTTTTCCCAATATTGGTTCAACTGCAATCCGGAATCGGCGGCTGGTCTGAGTTACGGCACGCTTTCCGAAGTTTCAGACGTTGAAAAGACTGCTGAAGAAATCAAAAGCAGTAAGCAGCGTTCCTTTGTGCGAGTGAGCGACATTCAGGGCAATTTGCAAGCCGCTCTGGAACAATTGCTGTACGGATTTCAGTACTATCGGGATTATTACGCAAACCGCCACACAAAGCCGGCAGAGATATCCTGCACGTTCGGTGATGGGGTTCTGGAAGACACAGACAAGGAATTTCAACGCCGCCTGCAAATGGTGCAGGCTCGTGTCTTGAAGCCGGAGCTGCTGTTGTCATGGTACTTTGGATGCGAGGAAGCAGAGGCGTTGCAGATGTTGCCCGAACAGCAGGACGCAGGCGGTTTATTTGACGGCGGTGCATTTTAATGCGGCAGCAGTACGAACCATCTGCTGACCGCATCATTGCTCTATACCAGCAGTTAGAGGACGATATTTTGTCAGCGGTCATTCGCAGAATCCTGAAAATGGGGTATGTTTCGGAGGCATCGAAGCATCAGCTGGAAGTCTTACAGGCTGCCGGCTTATTGTATGATGACATTGTGCAGCTGATTGCCGACCGCACAGATGCATGCACAGCACAGGTCAAAGCGTTGTTTGAAGATGCCGGCGTGCAGACAGTTGCCATTGACAACAGCCTGCACGAAGCTGCCGGAGCGTTACCCATTGACATCCGGCAGGACAGCAGCACCCGACAGGTATTAGAAGCCGGATACAAAAAGACACTTGGCACGATGCGGAATCTGGTCAGCACAACTGCAACGCAGACGCAGACCGCATTTATTCAGACCTGTGACCGGATATATATGCAGGTGTCCTCTGGGGCGTTTTCCTATCAAGAAGCAATCATGAACGCTCTGCGAGCCTTAGCGGATACAGGAGCAGAAGTTGTTTATCCAACCAAACACAAAGACCGCATGGATGTTGCTGTTCGGCGGTGTGTGTTGACGGGTGTCAGTCAGACAGCGGCAGCGGTTTCTTTACGACAAGCAGAAGATGCAGGCTGTTATCTCATGGAAATCACTGCACACAGCGGTGCAAGACCTGACCATGCAAAATGGCAGGGGCAGCTTGTTACAATAACCGGAAAAGATGCCGGAAAAATCATTGACGGGCTGCGAGTTTTTACCCTCTCTGAAATCGGATACGGCAGCGGCGAAGGGTTCAAAGGTTGGAACTGCCGCCACAACTGGCATGCTTATTATCCAGGGTTCAGCACACCGAATTACACGCCGGAAGAGCTGAAAAAGCTGGATGAACCTTGTATTTCGTACAACGGGAAATTGTACACGGAATATGAAGTCAGCCAGATGCAGCGAGCACAGGAACGAAGAGTGCGTGCTTGGAAGCGGCGTTGCATCACTGCACAAGAGGGCGTGAACAGTGCCACGGATGAAGCGACCAATGCAGCCGCACAGGCGGAATACAGCAAGTCTGCGGTGCATCTGAAAGCCAATGAGGAAAAGTTGAAAGACTTCTGCAAACAGACCGGACAGAACCGTGACCGGTTCCGGGAACAGGTGTATGGGTTCGGGCGGTCTGAGGCTCAACGGGCAGTGCAGGCGAACAATTCCAGTTTTAGAAATACAATGCGGCAAAAAGGTATCAAAAATCCTCCTGAAAGTATTGCAGAATTCAAGAAAATGATGTATAATAAACCTGATGAGTACAAATTGATGCAAACTTACTCTAAATCTGTAGATTCTGGTATGATATCACCGCTTGTTGGATACGAAAAATATAAAGAGTATCACAAACGAGTAGAAAAAGAGCTGGTCGGACTTACAACCAGCAATGGTATTGAAATCAAATCACAGAGCGATCATTTTTTAGAGCGAGTGTTTGGTACCATTTCCGACCCTACACATGAAGGTGCAAAGCGTTCAGGGGTTGAACTGGAAGATATTGCTGAAGCTTTGAAAAATGGTTCTGTCAGACAACATAAGAACGGAAGCTATATATACAAGTCACATAACTGTGAAGTTTCATTAAATCCGAATACTGGTAATTTAATTCAAGTTACACCGAAGAAAAGGAATGTGCCATGATTTGTCATTTAAGTAAATCTGATTTTGAATTCTTGAATTTAAAATCTCCTGAATCAGTAGAATTGATTTCAACTATTGAAAATGAGAATAATGAAAAAGTAGCATTTGAAGTCCCAAATGATAAATATTCAGAATTTGAATCAAGAATAAATGATTCGATATTAGATATCGGTTTGGATGACGAAGATACTGTCAATGAAATTGGCAAACGTTTGTACAGTATTTACGATGAATTATTATATCAGTAAAGCATCTCACAGAGGTGCTTTTTTCATGCCCCGACCACGGGCAAAAACTGGCGGAGGGTGGAAACCAAGAACAAACAAGCCTGTGGGTACGGCGTTCTTATATATCAGCAAATCAGCATCGGGAAACCGGTGCTTTTTTGATACTCAAAAATAGAAAGGAGTAGCGAAAATGGCAGAAGAAACCAAGCAGCAGGAGGCAGAACAGCCGGAAAAGACTTATTCCGCAGCGGAATACACCGCCCTGCAGGAACAGTTGGATGCAGCGAGAACCAGCCTGAAAGAAACAGCGGAAAAGCTGTCATCCTTCGAAAAGATGGACATTGACGGCATCAAAGCCAGTGTGGAGGAATACAAGCAGAAGCTGACGCAGGCAGAAGCAGAACGGGCAGCGTTTGAGTACCGCACAAAGATGAACCAGTATGTGAAAAAGCTGGGGCTGAAAAATGATGTGTATGAAAAGCATGTCACGGATTTGCTGACAGAAAAGAATTTGCAATTCGATGGCGATACGCTCATCGGCGGTGACGACATCGTGAATGCGTTCCGGACATCCCACGAGGATGCCTTTGCACCAAATCCGCAGGAACAGGCAGCCGCTGCGACTTCCGGCAACCCACCAACCACGCTTTCCGGTGTGGAAACGGAATTTTACAAGATGAACCCAAATCTGAAACAGTAACAAGGAGGAAAATTTTATGCCACATATTGCACAGGAACGGTATTCGAGTTTGGTAGATGAAAAGCTGCGTGCGACACTCGTTACCAAGGACAACCTCATTTTCAACCCACGTTATGAAGGAAATCCGAAGGCTGGAAAGGTCAAAGTTCCAGTTCGGGACACCGAAGTAGAGGTGAAGAAGTACGACAAGCAGAAGGGTGCCGCCATCTCTGCCGGCTCTACCACCTACTTTGACATTAACATTGATACAGATGAAGCGGTCAATGAAATGATTGACGGTTTCGATGCACAGAGCGTTCCGGACGGCATCACCGCAGAACGGCTGGACAGTGCTGGTTACTCTCTGGGGCTGTCCATGGATACGAAATGCATCCGTGCTTTGGAGGAAACCGCAGGCATCACCATTGCAACTACAAAGACCGCCTGCACGGACAGCACTGCATACAAGCAGGTACTGGCAGCAAAGCGAACGCAGTCCCGTCTGGGCGTGCCGAACGATGGGAAGCGGTGGCTGATTGCATCTCCAGAATTCATGGAAGTGCTGCTGGCAGATGACCACTACATCCGGCAGGGGGACTTGTCCCAGGAACTGGTGCAGTCTGGCGTAGTCGGCAGAATCGCAGGATACAACGTCTTTGAATCCAATAACACGATGTTCGAAGATACTACGATTGTTGGCGGCAAGAAGACCACCACAGAATTCATTTGCGGTCACCCGAACTGGTGTCATCGGGTACAGGAATGGTCTGTTCCGGTTGCCATCAAAAACCTGACAAATGAATACATTGGTTCTTCTGCGGTGCAGGGTCGAAAGGTCTACGGCATTGGCATTTCGAAACCGCAGACCGTCTATGTGAAACGGACGGAGGTTTAAGGATGGTCTATGCAGATTTTCCCTATTACCAAGACTTTTACTGTGGTACATCCATCACGGATGCGGCAGCATTTCGCACGGCTGCCGCCCGTGCATCGGACTATATCGACAATGTGACCTTCGGGCGGCTTTCCGGCAGCGTGCCGGAACCGTTTGCAGAACCTGTCAAAAAATGTGCGTGTGCGTTGGCAGAGGTATTTGAGTTGCAGCGGCAGGTGTATGCCAGCACAGATGACAGCGGTGCAAAAAAGTCCGAAACGCAGTACCATTACAGCGTGACATACAGCACGCCAGCGGAAACGCTGACGGCTCTGCTGAGCGGCAAAAGTGTTTCGGATTATCTGTACAGCATTTGTCTGCGATATTTAGGACGCACAGGGCTGATGTATCGGGGGTGTGATTGATGTTCACAAATTGCGATGCGGTTACAATTTATCATCCAGATGGGGCAGTCAATCACCGTCCTGTTTTTTGTCGACACGTCATCAAGAACGTGTACTGGGAAGAATCCATTGGCAGCCGACAGAACGGAAAAGAGGTGCAGCAGAGTGACAGCATTTATGTCTGCATTCCTGCATCGTCTGTAACAGATTATGTTCCAGCACGGGATGACCTGCTGTTTCGTGGCATTATTTCGGAAGAAAAAGAACTGCACGAAATACAGACGCTGCCAAACAAACACACCATTACAGCGGTTGCAGACTGCCGATATGGCTCTGCAGCGGTTCAGCACATCGAGGTGACAGCAAATTGATTACAGGTTTTAAGATTCACATGCCGACTGCAAAAGATTTTTCCAACCGTCTGCAAAAAGCACAGAAGTTTGTAGACAGTGAGGTACTGCGAAAAAGCGACCCATACGTTCCGCTCAAGACTGGCATGCTGCGAGATTCTGGCGTTTTAGGAACGAAAATCGGCAGCGGCAGGATTCGCTACCTTGCCCCCTATGCAAAAAAGCAATATTACAAGGGACGGTCTAGCGGTAAGCGTGGACGTTATTGGGTAAAAAGAGCGATGCTTGCACATGGTGACGCTATTGCATCGGGTGCACAAAAAATCATAGATGGAGAGTGATGCTGTTGTCAATGATACAGGCGGTATGGGACTATTTTTCCACCTGTCCCCTTCTGGAAAATCAGCGAATTTTAGGAGTTGACCGGTTGGGCGTTGACCCAATCGAATACACCATTGACATCCTTCCCAGCGAGCAAATTGTAAAGCGATATGTGGACGGTTCCAGCATCCGACAAATCGAACTGACATTTTCCAGCCGGGAACCGTATGGACGGGATGTCATACAAAACATCCAGAACTCTGAATTTTACGAAAAGTTCGCTGATTGGGTCGAGCAGAACGATGATGCCGGAATCTATCCGGACTTTGGCAAATGGAAAACAGTCAGAAGTATACAAGTGATTAGCAGCGGTTATGCAGTAGAGGTGACAGAAAAAACATCACGCTATCAGATACAATTGCGAATCACCTATTTACAATCATGGAGGTATTAAAAAAATGGGCGTAGGAATTGACACACTCAAACTTAAAAAGCGGTCGGAAAAGCTGGCTTTTTTGGAAGTCAAGCTTGGTGACAAGGCAACCGGCTATTGTCGTTTGGAAGGATTTACGACACAGACATTTAACGCAAATTCTGAAGAGTATGAACGTCAGTATGTCGATGAAGATACAAAGCGGACGGATGTTAAAGCGTACTCTGAAAGCGTTAACTATAATTTTGACTATTATCTGCACCATCCAGCATTGGAAGAAATTGTAAAAATTACAGAAAATGAACTGACTGGATACGATGCAGTGAGAAACATCTTGATTGTTGACATGACATCGGCAACCGCTGGCGGTCAGTATACTGCGACGGTCAGACCTTATACAGTCGTACCATCCAGTAACGGCGACACGACAGACTGCATGACATACTCCGGAGATTTTAAGTCCAGAGGAACAAAAAAGACAGTCAAAGTTACCTTGGATGACGATTGCGAAAACGCAACGATCGTTGCGGGAAATACGGTTGCTGAAACATCAGCAAGCCAGAGCACTGCGGTTAAAAAGTAAGTTATGACGGATTTTTACACAATCACAATTAACGGGGTCGATTTGCTAGTAGACGCAGAAGATGCTGATTTTATGGGACGATATCAATCCGCTTATAATGAGTTAGCGGCAAAACCGCCGGCGAGCATCGAAAGCGACCCATCCTCTGCAATCCGACAGTATTGCCAAATTTATCGTGATTTCTTCCGCACCTTGTTTGGTGCGGAAATATCCGAAAAAGTGTTTGCAGGTTTGCCGGATAATGCGAGGGTTTACGACAGCATTTTTGAAACGCTACTGCAAAAAATCATGGAACAGCGTATGGCTGCGGTATTACGATTGGCGGAGGCAAAAAAGAGATATGCAGCAAGATGATTTTTACAACATTCTAACTGACGATCTACCGAAAAGCGTAAATGTCAACGGCGTAAATTATCCTGTCCGCACCAATTTTAAAGATTGGATTTTGTTCTTTTTTTTACATGAGGACGTGGACTTGACAGACATCGAAAAGATCACGTTATCCATGGACTGGTATCTTGACGCTGTACCGACGCAAAAAGTCGCAGCTTATCAAGCGTTGCAAAAATTCGCAGCGTGTGACCGTATGCCAAAATCAAAAAGAAAAGCAGCAGGGGTACGACGTGCCCCTGCTTTTTCGTATTTACATGACAGCACATACTTGTTTGCTGACTTTTTGAGGTTTTATCAAATCAATTTGCAGACAACGCAGCTGCATTGGTTTGCGTTTAACGCCTTGTTTGAGGGGCTGCCGGACGAAAGCTGCACAAAGCAACGGATAGCATACAGATGTCTAAACATTGGTAAAATAAAGGACAAAGAAGAACGAAAGCGAATATTGCAAATTAAAAATGCGATTGCGATACCGCAAAAGCCGATGACAGCCGGTGAGGTTGGTAATTTGTTTGGGTAACAAGGAGGTGACGAAATGGCAGACGGAAGAATTGCGTTTGATTCCCGGATCAATACAGACAATTTAGAAAAAGATTTGTCAAAAATGGAAGAATCCATTTCAGACGCAGCAAGTTCGGCGGAAAAAGAATCTGAACAATCATTTAACAGCATAAAATCTCAGGTTGCAAAGTTAGCAGCAACATACAAAGAAGCTGGAATGACGGCGTCCAATGCCATGAAAAAGGCATGGGAAGAAGTACGAGATGGTTCATCTTCTTTTCAAACCGCAGAAAGGAATGTGTCTGGATTTGCAGAGAAAGCAGAATCCGAATTACAGAATGTGGGCGAAATTGCAAGTAGAGCTTTTGACGAAGTGCCACAAAGTACAGAAAAAAGCCTTGAAACCGCCATGACATCCGTTGATGATTTTTCCGGCAAAGTGCAAAAAGTACTCGCTGCCGCCGGTCTGGCATACGGTGCGAAAGAGATTATAGATGTCGGCACGGATTATACCCGGGCGATGGGAAAGATTGCAGCTGCTGCCGGAGCAACTGCAGAAGAAATGGATGTCATGAGTAGCTCTATAAAAAACGTCTACAATAGCGGCATTGGGGAAAACTTGACAGAGGTTGCAGATGTTGCAGCAATGGTAAAGCAGCAATTTGGAGATATTGACGACAAGTCGCTTGAACAAATCACCCAGGATGCTATTACAATGTCAAGTGTTTTTGATTCTGATCTCAATGAAACTTTAAGAGGCGTTAATGCTCTTATGAGTAACATGGGGCTTACTGCGGAAGAGGCGTTTGATTATATCGCAAAGGGCACACAAAACGGACTTGACAAAAGCGGCGAGCTCTCTGATAATTTGGCGGAGTATTCGCAGATCTGGGAACAGGCTGGATTTTCCGCCGAAGAGATGTTTTCCATTTTGCAAAACGGTCTGGATAGCGGAGCGTATAATCTCGACAAAGTAAATGATTTTGTCAAAGAATTTACGATTTCTCTCTCTGATGGACGCATTGAAGAGAACCTCGACAGTTTATCACTCGGTACACAAAATATTTTTAACGAGTGGAAAAATGGGAATGCGACACAAAAAGACGTTTTTCAGTCCGTCATAAGCGATTTATCAAACATGACGGATGAACAAGAGGCATTGACGCTTGCATCCAATACATGGAGTGCCCTTGGCGAGGACAACGCCATGAAAGTCATTACATCACTAAATAATGTAAATGACGCATATAGCAATGTGGAAGGCACGATGAAATCTGTCAATGATGTCAATTATGACAATTTGGCAACAAGGATGACCGCACTTAAACGCCAGTTTGAAACAGAAATCGTGGTGCCAGTTGCGGAAAAGTATTTACCAAAAATCGAAAAAGCAATTGATTATGTGTCAGAAAATCTTGATGAAGTCGTTGATCACGCAAAGCCGATTGCTGCCGGGATTGCAGCTGCATTTGCAGTCAAAAAAATTGTGGATTTTGGCACAACTACCGTCAACACGGTCAAAACAATCCAGACGGCTTTTAGACTCCTGAATACATCCAATCCGCTTGGTTGGATTGCTATCGGTGTCGGTGCTGTTGCAAGTGTAGCGACCGCCCTACTGGCAGATGCAAAAAAGAAATCACAGGAATGGAAAAATCACTTAGAAGATGTCCGAGAATCAGCTGCAAAAATTCCGGATGAAGTGCAAAAATCAATTGACAAAACAAACGAATGCACAAAAGCCTGGGAGGATATGCACCAACAAATCAGCAAAGATGGGCTTGTTGAGGATTCCGATTTTGAGGCGGTCAACAAGTTAAAGGAGTCTTTGATGGCTCTGGTCAACTCTGACGGCACGATCAAAGACGGTCAAGAGGAAAAGGTGCAAGATCTGATCAACAAAATCAATGAGTACAGCAATACCGGGCTTACTGTTGCAGATGGTCAAATCTTAAAAAATGATGAAGTTGTCAATAGTTACGGCAAAATTTCTGATGCAATCGATGACGTCATTGAGAAACAACACGCACAAAATTATCTGGACATGCTGGGTGATGCATCAAAGCAGGCACAGCAAGAGAGACCTGCTCTCTTGCAGGCGGTAACGGAACAAAACCAGGAATTGCAAGCAAAAAAAGAAGAACGTCAACAGATAATTGACGAAATGGCACAATTTAAGCTTGACAATACTTATACATTGACAGACATCAATGGGAATTCGGAAAAAATTTGGAACGATTCCGAATCATCGAAAAAATACGATGAAATGCGGGAAAAACTGAATGGCGTAAACGACAGTATCCAGACGTTGAGCACAACATATCATGAAACAACCGTCCAGCTGGAAAAGGGTGCAGATGCGATGTCCGCTTATAAAGAGGCGGCAGAGGCATTTTCCAGCGGTGATTTGGAAACCGTAACACAAAATTATAATGACTTGCAAAGCAATATATTGACTGCTGCGACAGCGACCGCCGAACAACTGAGGACGCAGGAAGAAGAATCACGAAATCATTATGAAACGCTGAAGCAAATGGCAGATGAAAACCCTGGGTCTGTACTTGCCGAAGATCTTGCAGAGGCAAAACGTCAAGCTGAAGAGGCGGCTGTGGAACTGGAAATCAAAACCGGAGAGCACGGCGAAAATGCCGGAAAGACGTTTTTGGATACCCTGGCATCATCCGGAATGAGCCAGGATGAAAAGCTTGATGCACTCAACCGGTACATCGAAGAACGGCTTAACAATGGTGACGATTTAAACAAAATCGCCCAAAATATCGGTCTTGACTATACAAGCGGATTTGCGGAAGGTATCACTGACAACATCTCAAGCGTGGAAGAGGCAGTAAAAGCACTTGGTCGAGCTGCTGAGGCACATCTTAGAGTAAGCATTGATTCCCACTCTCCGTCCCGTGTTGCCAAAGTCATCGGCGGTGACTGGGACGACGGCTTTGTTGCGGGGATTGAGGGTGGCATACCAGACGTGTCAATGGTATCTGCAAATATGGCGAACGCTGCCGTTTCTTCTACGTTGGGCATCATGAACGCCCAAGGTGCAGCAGCTGTTTCGGCATATAGTCCGATTCTTCAGCAAGTATATACACCGCAAGAAAACAAATCATCCGCTGTTCCAACCGCTTCCCAGCAGCCGCAGGGCGACATCATTATTCCAATCAGTATTGGAGACGAAACACTTGAAACCGTTGTGGTCAACGCCATAACCAGAGCCAATGCAAGCAGTGGGGGGTGGAGTGTGTGATACAGATTGATACCATGACAGATGAGGGTATTGTCAGTATTGATCATTGCTATTTGCGAGTTGTTACAGATGGTGACAGCTGGGAAACGCACCCAAACTTACAGCAAGCGACCGTTGAAAGAGTGGGAACGCAAATTGCTCTGAAAAAAGACACTGACGACATCCTCGTATTTACCGACAACGCACAAATCAAGCTGAATGGCGATGGACTTCCTGCTAACCGTGACGGCAATGCAATTTGGGTCGAATGTACTGCGATTTACACAAAAATCACAGACGAAGAAATCACTAGATACCAAAATGGAGACAGCATTGTAACAAAAAGCAGCCGTGAGGGGTATTGCGTCGAGCAAGGCACTCGCAAAGAACTACGCTGGGCGGAAAACGATGACAATTCTATCCGTGTATGGATAACGAAGTATCAGAATTATTTAATCCGCAATATCCTGCAAATGAATGTTACATTTTCAGAAATTGTTGATACCTATGAAAATGAGAGTGGACATACAATCACATACCCTGTCAGACTGGGAAAAAGAAGGATTGACATCAAGATGGAAGCAGACTTGCAAGGCTTGGAAATCCTTATGGAGGTGTTCAAACAGCCGGAACTGCTGCTGTTTTACAAGTCCCCGTCTGACAGCTGTGAACAATATGGATACTTCCGGAAAACATCTGATTTGCAAATCACAACCATTGCAAGAAATCCAAGGTTTGACAATAATCCGCTTTTGTATCAATGGCAAAACAAAAGTCCAGAACTGAGCCATTTTTATCCGCTGGATGACGGATTACAGCCGCATACTGGAGCATATGAGTTTTCGGTGAGTTTGGAGGAGGTGTAAACCATGGTAATTTACGAGCATGTAAAGGGCATTCTCTCCGTTCCCTGTTATCTGGATGACGGCGATTATGCCGGATATACAACGGACATTGCTTTTACCGATTCTGATATTATCCGGAATAGCTGTTCCATCAAATCCTCTGCCTGTGACAGCAGCACCTTTTCCCTTGGCAGCGTCCGCCCGGCGGAACTGTCCATTCAGCTGCACTTAGAGCAAGACGGCATCAATGCATATAACTTGTATGGTGCAAAAATCATTCTGTACAGCTGCTATCAAAAAGAGCCTAAGCCGTCAGATTGGATTTTCCGTGGAATGTTCTGGGTGACATCTGTATCCCGTAAAAAAACGCTGTACACGCTTCGGGCATCGGATGCCTTGGTATGGCTAAATAACAATTCCATTTCGTCCGGTTCTGGAAAAGTTGATGACGATGAAAGCGAAGTATCCAAAAAGCTGCGGGATAAGCTGGAAGGTTATGAGGGAGAAAGCGGTGGTGGCGGCGTTTATCCTTTACATGATATTGTAACGGATATTGTCACATGGACGAATGACATTTTGCAAAATATGATTGCGGAAAAGCCACTTATTTATGAACATATCGATTCTATCCCGAATGATAGTCCAAAGCTTGGAAATCCTTATAGTGGGTATACTCTAATGCGAAAGTCGGAAGAAGGAGAATCCAAAAATACACGATACAGTGCTATTGATTATATCTCTGCACTTGCAAAGCCGGCTTGTTCCTTTGTCTGTATGCGGAACGACCGGTATCAGATTCAAAACAATGATTTGCAAGTGCCCTTTTCTCTTGTTCCGTTTGGCTTTTTCAAAGATAAAATTCGTGTCCCATTTTCCGCTATTGCAAGAGATAGCTGTGACGTGGCATCGTACAACATCTATATTCAAAAAGTCCATTTTAAGACCTATGATGATACTGGATGGACAAATGCGAGGAAATACAAACCAATGCTGGGAAATGTAGAAATCGACCTGTCCAGCAATTGCTTTTTTGATGGAAGAAGAATGGAAACGGTTTTGAATTATCAAGAAGACTTTCCGGACGCAAACGACAAAAACGAATATCCGATTGTGGAAGCAGCAGCAAATTATCTGTTTCACAATGTGCTGCTGAAACCGTTTCAGCTAAAATGCTATCTGAAATTTGATGACATGGAACACTTCCCTAAGTTGGGGCAGCGAATTGAAATCGAATATCAGCCTGGGAAATGGGCAGAAAGTACCATTACAAACATGACCTGGAAGTTCCGTGGCGGATGGGAGTTTTCCTGCACCGGGAAAGACACCAGAGTGCTGGCACAAGCTTCAAAGCGGTCGTTGGCGTTCAACGCAGAAAACGCATCAAAACGCCATGCAGATATTGCGGCAGCAAGTGCGAAAAAAGCGGCAAATAATGCTTGGGATCACGCAAATGGTGCATACGAACGCATCAATCAAGTTGTAACTGACGATATACAAAATTTGGAGAACGAT